TTGGGTAGATCGTGAAGAGAGGGGCGGTGCAATTGTTGAGATGAGCCGTGCCTTGCAAGATGGTTTGTCTGGTGTTATGCAAGAGCCTAACCGTGGCAAAGATTATCTTCGTGATGTAACTAGAATTATCAATTCTCTGAACCTTCCATTGGTTTGGGCAACTGATTCTGGCTTTGTTGTTCAGCATGTATACAATCAAATCATTGAGCGTATCTCATACGCTGAGCTATTCAACAAACAACAACTAGTATTTTCTACTCTTAGCGAAGAGCTAGATGAAGATGCCCAGTTCTTGGCGGTTAGTCCTAACTTTATACATAGTTGGGACGCTGCTCATATGTTTATGACAATTGCAGACATGCTAAAGAAAGGCATTACTGCATTTAGTTTTGTCCATGATTCGTATGGGACATATGGTCCTGACGTTGATTGTATGGATCACATACTTAGATACAACTTTTATTTGATCCATAAAGATAACCCACTAGAAAAATTCAAAAGTTATTTGGAGAGGAAATATGAAATCAAGCTCCCTGAAGTCCCACAAAGATCGGATGACTTCGACATCAAAGAAGTCCTCAACTCAGAATACTTCTTCGGCTAAGTATACTGTAGTTAAAAAGCTACCCAAGATCATGTATATTGAATGGATAGATGCACAAACTACAGGTGGATCGGAGTGGCTTGATAAAGATGAAACAAGGTCAGCAGCAAGAGCAAAGCTACCTGTAATGAATACTGTTGGTTATCTTGTCCATGAAGATGATTATCAATATGCTGTAGTTGCTTGTGTTGGGCCTGCTGAGTTCTCTCAGGTGCATAAAATTCCTAAGTGTATGGTATTGGGTGCAAGAGAACTTGATGGCTAGAGATAAGAATATTAGGAAACGGGATCGAAGAAGTTTTGATTCTGATAAGCATAATGAAAAAAGGAAGGAGCGTCAACGTGATCAAGAACGTAAACGACGCAGGAAGTCCAAAGAATTTGGATCTCAATAGTTTTCAAAAGGCTCACCTGAATGGTGACATCAATGTGTACAAACCAATCGAGGCGTATGCTGAAGAGTGGGTACACGAACAAGACAAGGACGGCAACTTTGTTAGAGCTTATCCCAAGCCGGGAACTCGCCGCCGTGCTGATCTTCCTTCTCTCGCAGAACAGTGGAGAGATGATGCAAAAAGGAAAAATAAAAATGAGCAAGGTACTCGTCGTGGGCGATATTCACGCCCCCGCAACAGACAAAAGCTATCTTAACTTTTGTAAAAAGATTTACAATAAACATGGCTGTAATAAAGTTGTATTTATTGGCGACATTATTGATCATGAGGCAATCTCGCGGCATGAAAAGAACCCAGAGTTACCGGCTGCACTCGATGAGTTTAAACAAGCACTTAAAGAAGTGAAGCGGTGGCACAGGGCTTTTCCTGAAGCAAAGGTTTGCATTGGCAATCATGATGAACGTGTCAATCGCAGGGCTAAGGCAGAGGGTATTCCCAGTTTGTATTTAAAGCCCTACAACGATGTATATGGAACTAATGGATGGGATTGGAAGTATGATCATGTCATTGATGATGTACTTTACACTCATGGAATGGGATGGTCAGGTAAGACACCTGCTTTTAATGCTGCATGTCAGCTAAGAAAGAGTGTTGTCTCTGGTCATACACACTCAGTCTCATCTATTTCTTTTCATACTAATCGTGATAATACAATATTTGGTATGAATGTAGGCTCAGGTGTTGATGATAATCACCTTGCCTACAACTATGGTAAATTTTCTTTAAAGAAGCCCGTCATTAGTTGTGGCGTGGTCGTTAACGGTCATCCGTATTTAGAAAGAAAGGTGTAAATGTCCGAAGAAAAGATTGAACCAACTGATGGTAACAAGACGTATCCCCCAATGATTGCAACCAATGCGGTGCTGCAATATCTAAGGGAAATTTTTATGGCTCTGGATAATATTTCATTCCAGATCCGTACTACTATGAACAACATTGTTGATACTAATAAGAATGATGTTCAAAACTTCACCGTGCAGAACCCAAATGAAGAAGGCGGTTCTGACCCAGTTATTGAAGGAGTTAATTCTGACGATGAAGAATAATTATGGTGATTCATTTGTGGTCGGCCCAGCCGTGGTTCGATGGTCCCATCTGCTTAAGCCAGATGATAAGTTTGGTAACCCACATCACAGCGTAACTGTTATTGTTGACGCTGAGATGCAGAGCCAGCTTGATTCTGCTATGCAGCAGCTTGGTGGATCTAAGATCAACGGCTTCAAGGCTGATGCTGAAACAGGTGACAACTTGGTTCGCTTTAAGAATGTTCTTAAGGCACGCGAAGGTGTCATGCAATTCCCAGTTCTTGACTCGCAGGATCAGACAACTGATACTGTTCCCTTTGCAACCGATAAGGTTCGCGTTAAGGTAACCCCTGCGAAGATTGAGCGTGACGGATCTGTGTCCTTTTACATGGATCGCATCCAACTCGTAGAGCGAAACTACGAGGGCGGCGGCGGTTCAAATAGCGGTGGCATGGGTAAGGTTGATGGCGGCTATGTCGCTGAGGCTGCACCCGTTGCTACGGCAGAGGATGACACTCCGTTCTGATGCTGGAGCTAACCTTCCCGGTTAGTCCAGTCGCTGCCTCTAGGCCTCGCGTTGGTAGGCATGGTTCCTACTACGCGGGAGCCTATAGGCGGTTCCGTAATGAAGCAGGTGCTGTTGTAGATAAAGTTCTCGGTAAAATAAAACCACTCGAAGGTCAACTAAATGTTGATGTAAAATGTTTTTGTACCAGACCTAAGACTACAAAGCTCGACGCTCCCAAATCTGATGTAGACAACTTGGCAAAAGCTGTCTTGGATATTCTGAATAAAAAACTGTGGGTTGATGACTCTCAAATTATCAACCTCTTTATATCAAAAGAGTGGGCTCCTCCGGGTGAACCGGGGTGGTTTACTGTAGCAGTAGAGAAATCTAAATGAAATTAGATAAGCTAGAAGAAGTTGCAATATCACACTGTCCTCATGACAGAAAGAAGAAGCATGTTTCTATTATTGTTTGCAAGAATGAAATTGTAGGCGTAGGTACTAATAGAATGAGAACACATCCTCTAGCACAAAACTATCAATATCGTTTTGATGAAGTGCATTCAGAACTAGATGCTTGGCTTCGTGTTCGCAACAAGAACAAGAAAGCGTATAAGCTATATAATTTTAGATTTGGTTACAACAACGAATGGCGTATGGCTCGTCCATGCAAACTCTGTATGCCTTGGTGCAAACAGATCTTTAAAGAAATTTACTACACAACCCGACATGGGTTGATAAGGGAAGTCTAGCAATAGGCTTCCCTTTTTTTTTCTGAGGTGATTATGGATTATAATGATGTAGATATTAATTGGCGTGAAGTTGCCGACAATTTCTGGTATGCCTGTGAGCATGGTGATGCTGATTTAATGCAGCACCTTGTTAATAAGTATCGTGATGCCTTTGCTGATCCTGATGGAGAAGGCATGGAGTACTACGATATCATTGAGGAAGAAGAAGATGGGTAAGTTTAAGAACGTATCCTTTGATTGCTATGAACGCTGGATGTATAACAAGAACAATCCAGATTGGGAAGCAATCGGTAAAGCTAATGGCGTGAGTGCTGATACAGCAAAGGCGTTTGCCTTGGGCTGGGAAGAAGTTTGTTTTAACCAAGAGTGGCTAGATAAGGAGCCTGACTTTGATGACTGAAATTATTACTGAGATTGAACTGTACAACGAAGAAGCTAACTACGAGGTGTCTGTCTCTGTTAGTTGGGAGTGGGTTGACAATGGTATTGGAACGTATGAATTCTGGGGTACTCCCGGTATTGATGTACGAATGGAACTAGAGCAGTCTGGTTTCTACATTGATTCTGTTTCCTTTGACGAAGAGTGTGGCGGCGGTGTTGCGTGGACAATGGAACACGCAGACAAGACCCAACACCCCAAGCTTTGGAAAGAGATTGAACTGTGGGTAGAAGACCAAGTTGCAGAACTTGATCCTCCAGAAGCAGACTACGGCGAAGATGAGTATGATTACTATGAGTAAAGAATATAACTTCCACATCATGGCTGATTCAAAAAGTGTTTTGTATGAGACTGTTCATTGGACATTTGAATCAGAAGTCTTGAAAGAACTTGACCTAACAGAAGAAGAGTTTTTAGAAAAAATTAAAGACGGAGACATTGATCCCTTTGAGTATTCTATTGAAGAGGACTGGGAGATGGGTGACTCTGAACTTATCGAAGTCTTTTACGAAGACGCAACTATTGCTTAGCTCCGGTAGCTCAGCTGGATAGAGCAGCTGACTTCTAATCAGCAGGTCGCAGGTTCGAGTCCTGCTCGGAGTGCTGTAATACCCAAAGTGCTGTCATTATATGATGCTGCGGGCGGTATTACTATTGGTCCTATAGCTCAGTTGGTAGAGCATCGGACTTTTAATCCGACTGTCGCTGGTTCGAGCCCAGCTGGGACCATTTGGGATCGTAGCCCAATTGGCAGAGGCAGTGGACTTAAAATCCATACAGTGTGGGTTCGAGTCCCACCGATCCTATTATTAATTTTTAAGGAGATTTATTATGACAAACAACGACAAGTGTCCTGTTGCAGGACTAACCCAAAAAGAAATGACCGCTGTTATTGAAGGTCTAGTTAAAGTTATTCGTGGTGCAGGTTATTGTATTGAAAAGCAACCTGAAAACTGTGAAAAGCCTGACTGCTGCAAGAAGCACACTGATGACACGCAGGCATGATGCCGGTAAAGGTGATACCTATCGTAAGGTAGACCAAGAACAATACCGAAAAAATTGGGAAAAAATTTTTGGAGATAAAGTAAATGGCAAAACCATGGGATCACCCTCCGGGAAAGATGTACCGTCCTCACAGACCAAAGGAAGAGACAGAGGAACGTCTGGCAAAACGTGAAGCGTTTGGCAAGAACTGGGATTCTATCTTTGGTAAGAAGAAGTTAAACAATATGGAGGATACTGATGGCGAAGAAAATGGAAGCGGGGCAGAGAAAGCCGGGGAAGCCTAGACCTTTTAAGAAAAAGAAAGGCAACCCTCATTCTAAAACCTCTCGTTCTGGTAATGGAAAGAAGTATAAATAATGGACTTGGAAAAGATTTACAAGTATAGTAACTGTGTTGCTTTTGTTGTGGCTGTGTTTTTATTTGGAACTGTAATTTCTATGAGCACCCCTTGGTGGTTGCCTCTTGTTGTTCTATTGTTCCCGACAGCCATGTTTTTAGTAGTAGTGTTTGGTGCATTGCTATGGTCGTTTTATTTAACAAAGGATGATGATGAGTCTTGAAGCAACAATAAATGGTAGTAAAGTAGTAGAAAGAACTGCGTGTCCTAAGTGTGTTGCCAATGGTAATGATACTTCTGGTGATAACCTTGCCTGTTATGATGATGGTCACAAGTATTGTTTTGCCTGTGGCTATTATGAAAAAGGAGACAAGTCTTACATGACAGAAGTAAAAGATGAAAACGTACAAGCTGAGTTCAATCCATATCATGGAGATGTTGAAGCTCTGCCGCATCGGCGTATCAATCAAGATACAGCTAGAAAGTTTAGATACCAGACTTCCAACAACATGGAACGTCACATTGAAATTGAAAACTATTATGGCTTTGATGGCACGCTGCAAGCACAGAAAGTACGCAACGTAAAAACTAAAGACTTTCATTGGGTAGGTAATACAAAGAATGTTCAACTGTTTGGTCAGCAGCTTTGGGAAAAGGGCGGACCTCGCATTCTTATTACAGAGGGTGCGGTTGATGCACTAACCATGTCTCAAATGTTTGACAACAAGTATCCAGTTGTGTCCATTCCAAGTGGCACACAGGGTGCGGTAAAGAGTGTCAAGGAAAACTATGAGTTCCTTGCATCGTTTGAAACCGTTGTTATTTGTTTTGACATGGATGATCCCGGTCAGAAAGCAGCCCGTGATGTTGCAGAAATTCTGCCTCCCGGTAAGGTAAAGATTATGGATCTTCCTCGTAAAGACCCCAATGAAATGCTTATGGCTGGTGAGGGTAAGCAGCTTATGCAATGCTATTGGAATGCAAAGACTCATAGCCCTGACAGCATTCTACATGTCTCACAGGTAACTGGTGAGAACAACACCCCAACTGCTCTGTATGAGTTTCCTTGGGAATCACTTACCAACTTTATGGTAGGCCAAGATGCAGGTCGCTTATACTTGTGGACCTCTGCTACTGGTCACGGTAAGTCATCTATTATTCGTGAGATTTTGATTCATCACCTAGAAACTGGCAACCCTACAGGTTGTATCTTTCTAGAAGAATCACCAGAATCTACTGTTGATGATTTGATTTCGCTCAAGCTTGCTAAGCCTGTTCGTAAGATCATGGGCCAGCGTCAGCTTAATACTTTAAGAAAACAATTCAACAAAGATACTGTTGATCTAGGTGTGGCAGACAACCTAACTGAAGAAGAATATGCTGCTGCTAAGAAGGAAGTTGGAGAGTATCCACTATATATCTATGACCACATTGGTAATGCAAACATTGAAAACGTCATGTCACGTTTGGAATACATGGCTGTTGCGTTGGGATGTAAGGTTCTTATTGTCGATCATATTACTCTACTAGGTAACATGCTGTTGTCTCAACAAGACAACTATGGTAACTCTGAGAGATTGATTCTTGATGATGTAATGAAAAGGTTACGTCAGATTGTGGAGCGTACTGGATGCATTGTCCATGTCATTTCGCATATCAAGAAGACAGATAAGAATGTAGATGAGGGTGACCGTATTACTCTCAGTGATCTAAGAGGCTCTGGTTCTCTTGCTCAGATTGCTGACTATGTATTTGCACTTGAGAGAAACAGGCAACATACTGATTCAAACATTGCAAACACAACTTGTATTCGTGTTCTAAAGAATCGTAAGACAGGTGCGTGCGGTCTGGGTACTGCTCTGTATTACAATAAGCAAACTAGTAGACTCCAAGAGGTTGAGTTTACTCAAACTCCTGAAGGCGAGGTTCTTTACAACTATGCAAGTATTGGCATTTGATATTGAGGGTAATGGATTAAATGAAGTAACAATCAACAAGAAGGGTCAGTGCATTCCAGAAGCAACACGAATCTGGTGTGCTGCCACCTGTGATGTAGAGACAGGTAACACTGTAAGATATCATGAGTGGGAGTTAGAAAAGTTTGTGAAAGCTTTGGAAACAGCTGACATCATTGTTGGTCATAATGTCTTTGGCTACGATATTCCCTTGATCAAGAGATTGGTCAGGGATTTCGTACCAAAGTGTGTACACGATACACTTGTCATCTCTCGTATGATGTGGCCCGACAAGCCTATGCTTCCGGGTCAATCTCATTCTCTCAAAGCTTGGGGTCAACTCCTTGGTGAATACAAGGATGATTACTCAGGTGGGTTTGATGAATACAACGATGAGATGCTTGATTACTGCGTTCAAGATACCGTAGTTACGGCTGAGGTGTACAAATATCAGGAAGACTTTAGGAAAGAGAATGCTCTTGCCATGTCTATGGAGTTTAAAGTTGCTGATATTATTTCTCGGCAAGTAGAAAATGGCTTTGGCTTTGACCTTGATACTGCTATCGAGTTGGAAAAACAACTAATGATGGATAAGGCAGGTGTCGAAGACGAAATGCGTCGTATCTTCCCTGATAAAATTGAAGAACGTTGGTCGGAAAAGACTGGCAAAAGATTGAAAGACAAAATTACTGTTTTCAATCCGGGCTCTCGGCAACAAATTGCTGAGAGGCTGCATGAAAAGTATGGCTGGCAAGCACCTACTACTGATAAGGGAAACCCTAAGGTAGATAGATCTGTTCTTGCTAAGCTAGATTATTCAGAAGCACAGACTCTAGTAAAGTATTTCGATGAAACTAAGCTGATGTCTCAAGTATCTGATTGGATTCAGCGTGCTTCTTGTTCTAGAGATGGACGTATCCATGGTGGTATAAATATTCTAGGAACTGTTACTGGTCGTATGACATCTAGTAATCCAAACATGCAACAAGTATCTAGTGACAAGCGTGCTAGATCTTTGTTTGTTCCCCGTAAGGGTTGGGTTATAGTTGGTGCTGACCTGTCTGGCCTAGAGTTGCGAATGCTTGCACATTATCTTGGTAAGTATGACAATGGTGCATATACCAAGCAGATCCTAGAGGGAGATATTCATACCCACAATCAAACTGCAATGGGCTTGGACTCTAGAAATAAAGCTAAGTCTGCAATCTACTGCTTCCTATATGGTGGTGGCGATGCTAAGTTTGGTTCTGTTGTTGGTGTATCTGCAACTAAAGCACGACAGGTAAAGAACCAATTACTAACAAACATTCCCGGTCTGAAGCGTATTCTTCAGGACGTAGAGTTTGATGCTCACTCCAAGGGATCGGTGTGTCCGTTTAATTGGCGGGACATTCCTGTTCGTTCGGCTCATGCTGCACTAAATACTTTGTTACAATCTAGTGGTGCTCATGTGGCAAAGGTATGGGCATGTTATGCTGACGATGTACTAACTGAGAAGTACAAGGACCAGTGGCGTTGGGTTGCTAATGTTCACGATGAATTACAGATTGAATGCTCTCCAGATATTGCACACGATCTTGGTCGAGACGTTTGTCTTTGTGCCGAGAAAGCGGGCAGGCTTCTTGGTTGTTCTATTAAAACCGAGGCCGAATACCGTGTTGGTAAGAACTGGTCTGAGACTCACTAAGGAGATAAAATGAAATTTATTCAACTATGTGGTGCAGGTAGAGCCGGTAAGTCTACCATTGCAAGTATTTTGTATGACGTTGCGTATGAAAATAATTACATACCAGTCATCCTACCATTTGCTAAAGCGTTAAAGAAAGAAGCTGCCGATCTAGGATTTACTAAAGAAAAAGATCCAGATGGCTATCGAAAGTATTGTCAGAAATGGGGCGAAGGCAGGAGAAAAGAAGATGCAGATTATTGGGTTAACAAAGTAAGAGCTGAAGTTGAAGAACTAAAAACAATTGAGCTTCGCAATAAGCAGGATCAGGTTGAAAGGTTTGAACACATTGTTATTCAAGACGATGTTCGATACATGAATGAGATTGCTTTTGGTAGAGAAGTGGAGGCCTATCAGATCTTTATTACTACAGGTGACAGAGATCTTGATGAACCTTTTGACTCTTGGAGATTCCATGAATCAGAAACACTAGCAACTATGGTAGAGATGGGACACAAAGACTATGTAGATATTTTTCATGAGTATCTAGTCAATCGTGAGCCTGTTCCCGAACTTCAAGATTATATTCGAGATAGGTTCTTTACTTGGATAATGTCTGGTGATCCAGCTACTGATCCAACCACTGAATTATATCGCAACGGTCTTCAGCCAAACGATCATTTCTTAAAACTATATATGCTAAAGGATGAGCTTGATAAGCTAGACAACATTGTTGATTTGCTTGAAAATGAAATTGAACGATTGTCTGATCCTACCGATGAAGAATTTAAAGAAGGTGCAGATTAATGGATAGACCAACCACAGCAATTATTGATGGGGACATCATTGCCTATCGAGCAGCTTATTGGGCTGATGGAGAAGGTGTAGATGAACTGCCGTATCGTATAGCTACAGACCTCAATGCTTGGACTCCTGATAATATTGATAAAGTTATTGTAGCAATGTCTTGCCCTAGAGAAGACAACTACAGGAAAGAGTTTTGGCCTCTTTACAAAGAGCACCGTAACTCAGTCAAGCGTCCTGATTCTATGGAATATAGTATTGAGTGTATTTATGATGAAGCTACAGATGCAAAGTGTGTTGCTAAACTAGAAGCAGATGATCTTCTTGGTATGATGATATCATCTGGGAAAGCAATTGGTATTACTGTAGACAAAGATCTTCGGTCAGTTCCGGGCTGGCACTGGAATCCTGATAAAGAAGATGGGCCTGTTTATATATCAGAAGAAGAGGCCGATAGGTTCTTCTATGAACAATGGATGACAGGAGATACCACAGATAATATCTTTGGGCTTTGGAAGGTTGGGCCTGCTAAAGCTAAGAAAGTATTGGCAGAAAACGATCCTGATGATTGGGATTCTGTTATTATGGACATATATTTAAATGAAGACTGGGACCGTAGACCCGAGAACAGAGTGCCTGATATGACTAAAGAAGAGTTTGCCCTAGCTCAAGCTAGGTGTGTGCGTATTCTGCGTATCGGAGACTACGATAAGGCCACCAAGGAAATAAAACTTTGGTCGCCAAAAACCTAGCTTATAGACAAACGATTGGAGAATTATGAAGATTGTAATTAAAGAGGATGGTTGTGTTCCTACCCGTGGAACAGAACGCTCTGCTGGAATGGATCTGTACTGTACAGAAACAGTTGAGATCCCAAGAAAAAGCACAGCAAAGATTAGAACTAAGGTTCATATTGAGATTCCAGAAGGCCATTTTGGATTGCTTTGTCCTCGTTCTAGCATCGGCAAGAAAGGGCTGGGCTTAGCAAATACTGTAGGAATCATTGATTCTGACTACAGAGGCGAGATTATTTGTCTTATTAAGAATCATAATGCCCACAGTGAAACTATTGTGGCTCAAGATAGAGTCGCACAATTAGTAATTGTTCCGTATTTCTGTCCTAAAATCGAGGTTGTAGAACAGCTTACAGAGACAGAGCGGGGAGATGGCGGTTTTGGATCGACTGGAGCTTAATTAATGTCAAAGATTTTTGAAGATTTTGTAGCTATTTCACGCTACTGTAGATGGATTCCCGAGGAGGGAAGAAGAGAAACATGGGATCAAGCAGTTGATAGATACATTAATTACTTGATTAAAAGACTAAGCATTACAGGTGAGTGGCGAGACAAACTAGAACTCTGTCGTGGTATGATGAAGGACAGAGAAATCTTTGGCTCTATGCGGGCTCTTATGACTGCTGGTACTGCACTAGATGTAGATGATGTTGCGTCCTATAACTGTTCTTACATAGCTGTAGAACGACCTTCGGACTTTAGGAATATTATGTATATCTTGATGTGTGGTACAGGGGTTGGGTTCTCATGCGAGGCAAACTCAGTAAACAGATTGCCTGAGATTCCGGCTGAAATTAATAAAACAGATGACGTTATTGTTGTCGAAGACTCAAGGGCAGGATGGGCAGATGCGTTTCATAAATTTATTCATGGACTTTACAGTGGCTATCACAGCACTATTGATGCTAGCCGTGTTCGTCCTGCTGGGGCTAGACTTAAAACGTTTGGTGGTCGAGCTTCTGGTCCAGAACCCCTCGAAAGACTCATTAGATTTACCGCAAGCATGTTCCACAAAGCAAAGGGACGCAAGCTAAAGCCTATTGAGGTACACGATCTTGTTTGCCAGATTGCTGAAATTGTTATTTGTGGTGGTGTTCGTCGCTCTGCTCTTATTTCTTTGAGTGATCTTGGTGATAGAGACATGGCTCTTTGTAAGTCAGGTGCTTGGTGGGATACCGCTGGTCATCGTAGTCTTGCTAACAACTCAGCCGTCTATGAAACTAAGCCAAGCTTTAGTGAGTTCTTACAGGAGTGGAGTGCATTATATGACTCTCACTCTGGCGAGCGTGGCATCTGCAACAGAGAAGCAATGGAACGCATTGCTCGCAAGGCAGGTCGCCGTGTTGAAGGACACAGCTTTGGAACAAACCCTTGTTCTGAAATCATCCTGCGATCTAAAGAGTTTTGTAACCTATCTACTATTGTAGCAAGAGAACTTGATACTCCCTCTAAGATTTTAGATAAAGTTCATCTTGCAACTATCTTAGGTACACTACAATCCGCACTAACTAACTTTACATATTTTGAAGAGCGTGGTGACTACACATTCCGTGATAATTGTAATGAAGAAAGACTGCTGGGTGTTTCTGTTACTGGTATTATGGATGTTCCCGATCTGTGGAATGAGTCCTTGCTGCAAGACATGAAAACAATTGCTCATGAAACCAACCGTGAATGGGCAGAGTATTTAGATATTAATCCAAGTGCTAGTATTACTTGTGTTAAGCCAGAAGGTACAACAAGTTGTGTAGCCGGATCAGCATCTGGTATGCACCCACGATATTCAAAGTATTATATTCGTAGAGTTCGTCTTGATTCTAAAGATCCCATTGGTCAGCTTATGAAAGATGCTGGTGTACCTTGGGAACCTTGTGTTATGCGACCTGACAATACAATTGTATTTTCATTTCCCATTGCTTCTCCAAAAGATTCAATGACACAAGATGACCTTGTTGCATTAGAACATCTTAAGTATTGGCAAGACTTCCAACTACACTATTGTGATCATAAGCCAAGCATTACTGTAAGCTATACAGATGATGAGTTCTTGGAAATTGGTCAGTGGGTTTGGAATGAATGGGATATTATTTCTGGTATTTCTTTCCTACCTAAGGAAGACCATGTTTATCAACAAGCTCCGTTTGAAGCAGTTGATGAAGTAACTTATGCAATGATGGTTGATGAAATGCCTCACAATGTTGACTGGAGTTTACTATCTAGTTATGAACTAGAGGATGACACCAAGCACACCCATACTCTCAGCTGCTCAGCGGGCGGCTGTGAAGTAACTTAAAGGAGGGGACCATGAGTTTCTATGTAATTAATTCTGAATACGACATCGACCTAGCGGTTCGAGAGTGTACGAAGCTCATGTCTTTAGATGGAACCCGAGTAAAGTTAGCATTTAATAATATGGAAATGGTTCATATTTTTATGCATGATTTAACAAAAGTGTGTGATAACATGAACATAGATCCAGAATCTAAAGACTTTCATATGGATGTCCTTGTAGGACAAGGTGCATCTGAAGATGAAGACGGAGAACTGAATGAACTTTAACGATACAAAATTTACAACAATTAAATATAAGTTTGATAGAGGACTGATTCCAAGATCATCAGACCTGTATTATATTTTTTCACTCCTATTAGAGGCACAAAATGAACGAGAAAAACTTTCACATCACGAACGAGCTGATGGAGGAACTAAAGAATCTGTTCGGAAAGCTAGTAGGGGACGACCTAAAAAAGACGGAGTTCGACAGGGGGGTTCTGTACGGAAAACTTCAAGTACTTCAAAAGATTCAGCAATGGAAGGAGACTCAAAATGGGAGGTAAAGGTGGAAGCAGTGGACCAAGCGCGTCCGAAATGATGAACATGCAGAGGACTCTACAGAATGAGGCCTTTCAACAGCAAGAACAAGCTGCTCTTAGACAAGAAGAAAGAGCCGCTGCTCGTAGAGAACAAGAACGCCTTGAAGAATTAGACAGACGTAGAGACGCTGAGTTAGAAAAAGCCCAAAAGATGGCAGAAGAAGAACAGCGTGAAGGTATGATTATGGCTGAGGCTGAAGGCCAAGAAGGCGGAGATGATGGCGATGCATTTGCTAATCTTAATCTTGACTCTCCTCAAATTGAACAACCAGATTATGCACCTCGCGAGGAATTGGAGTAATTAAATGAGCTTAGTACCGGAAGAAAATATTAAAAAAAGATGGGAAGCTTTAGATAGAAAGCGTGAGCTTTATCTTGACAGGGCAAGAGCATGTGCTGCTGTGACTATTCCTACACTATTATTGCCAGAAAACTATGACGAACAAGAACCAATGATTCAACAGTACTCTAGTGTGGCAAGTCGTGGAGTGACTAGTCTTTCATCTAAAATTCTTTCGGCACTTATTCCTCTTAATGATACTGCTTTCTTTAAGCTTGGTCTTAATAATGGACGTACTCCAGAGCATTCTGTTAATGAGTATTTAGAAGTTTTATCACAACAGATCTATCGTAAGTTGCTTAATCGCAACATGCGAGATGCTATCTATCTAGCACTGCAACATCTTGTAGTTACTGGTAACTGTTTAATTATTATGGATAACGATTTCTCCTTCCGAGTTATTCCATTAGATCAGTTTGTTGTGAGAAGAAATGTACAAGGCGATGTCAAAGAACTTATCTATGTTGAGTATCTTTCTAAGCCTAATGAAGAAAAGGTTGATGAGGCCCGCCGTTTCCAACATGGTGAAAATGATCAGGATGGATATGATACTGTATACATTCGTATTTGCCTACAAGATGACGGTCAGTGGCACATGGAAAAAGAATTAAATGAAGAGATTATTGATAGTGGCTTCTTTGAAGTTAGTCCTTTTATTGTCTTGCGTTGGACTGGTGTTGCCAACGAAGACTATGGCAGATCACACGTTGAGGACTTGTATGGTGACATCGTTACCTTGGAAGCATACTCGCGGTCGATGGTTCAAGGAATGGCAGCAGGATCTACATTCTTCATGGGTGTTGACCCTGCTGGATTGTCAGAGCTTGATGACCTATCATCTGCACAGAACGGTGACTGGGTAGCAGCACGGCAGCAAGATGTGTTTGTTATCTCTCCTTCTTCTACAATGAACGCACAGGTACAGGTGTCTTCTTCTGCTGTAGAAACAATGCGAAGAGAAGTTGGTGCTGGTTTCTTAATGCAATCAGCAACCATGCCCAAGGGAGAAAGAGTTACTGCTACAGCAATTAGAGCTATTGGTAATGAGCTTGAGGGTATCTTGGGTGGTACATTCTCCGCAATTGCAAGAGAACTAATGGAACCTTTAGTTAGACGAACAATTCTTTTGATGATCAATAATGATGAGATTGACGAAAGAATGCGAGAACAGTTTGACGAAGAGCAGGGTTTACTTGCTATTGAAATCATTACTGGATTACAAGCCTTGTCTAGAGAGGGAGATCTAACTAAGCTTATGCAATTAGGTGAGATGGTTAGAAACTTACCTGAAACAGGCATGAAGATGTTTAAGTGGGATGCTTTCTCTAGAGCTGTTGTTCTATCTCTTGGCTTTGATCCTAAACTTTGGGTTAAATCTGAAGAAGAAGTTATGGAAGAACAACGTGCAATGCAGCAAGAAAAACAAAGTGCTGAACAACAAGCTCAGATGCAACAGATTCTTGCACAACAAGCAGCAGGTGTTGCTGGTGATGCGGCACGAAGAGATATTCAAGAGACAGGCGGCCAAAATATTCCGCCTGAAGCTATCCAACAAGCAATGCAAATGTTTGGTGTAGGAGGTCAACAATGAGTCAGTTTTCTTTACCAGAACATGAACAACTAAAATCTTTATCTATTGACGGAGATTTTAATTCAGGAAACGAATTGTCTTTAAAAATGAATCAAACCAGTTTACTAGCAAGAGGTGAGCAAGATTACATTTTAGATATGAGGGAAAGCTTGTTACAAACTCGTACTTTTTTTAAGTACAAAGTTCCTGAGGACTGGGATTTAGAGTGGAATTTTAAAATCCCTCCCGCTGCTACCGCATCAAGCTTGCCATCACTTAACTCAACAGATCATGAAGTAGTTTTTTATTTAAAGAATGAAGACTGGATAAAAGATGGAGCCGGAGGATGGCATACTCTTGAAGACGCTATGAATAATTTTGATTTTATAACCTCAGGAACCGGCAGTGCTCCATCTGTAGGAGCTAAAGGGCAAAACAAGTATAACCCAGCTGTGTTTGATGGATCAAACGATATAACTTTTTCTGGTAACCTAGCCACTAGTAAACTTGATATTGACGCTACTAAAGATTTTATTATGGCTTGCGTTATTAGTATTGCCGATACAGATTCAGTAGACACTTTGTTTCAAATTGGTGCAGTTAACAGCAATGGTTTTTGTAGAATAGATTTAGATACTTCTGGAACTGAGAGAAAAGTTAATATTACCACAAGAGCTTCTAATACTAATGCTGTTTGTCCTATTAACAGTCTTTTTACCATTGATGATGTTGGTATTTTAATTGTTGGTTCTGTTAATAGTAGTCACGTTGGTAGATGGAACGGAACCCAAATAACTGCTCTTGGTCAAACCAGAAGAGACATTGATGGTGGCTCTACTAATGTAACACTGGGTTCTGGATATACTTTACTTGGCGACACAAATTTTTGCGATGTAGATTTATATGAAAGTTGTTTTATTGTAGAAAGGCCTAATTCTTCTGCTAATATTTCAGCTACTATTTGTGAAGAGTTAGAGGGGTACTTTGCACATAAGTTCAAGCTTACGTCTAAATTGCCAGACAACCATGCTTATAAGAGTGTCCCTCCTAGAATATCATCTATGATTGATCTAACAGAAGATTAAAACAAAAGGAGAAAATTATGGCACACACACCAAAACACAAAAAAGAACAAGACAAAAAGAAAAAAAAGAAAAAGCGATCTACTGCTGCTAAAGCAAAAACTTCTGGAAGCAGGATGAGCAAGAAGGTTGAAGGCAGAACTGGCGGAACTAGATCAAACAGAACTGTTACTGGTCGAAAGACTCCAATTCGGTCACGGGGTGGCGGATTCAGCGGTGGCGGTCGTCTCCCCGGTTCCGGCGGCAGACCGTGAGATGAAAAAGAAATATATTTCGTCTTGCGGTGGTAAATCTATGAAGCTTACTAATAAAGACGCAGATAAATTTTTAAAAATGAACAGGCCCAAAGCAGCCAAGAAAAAACCATTGAAGAGGGGGTGATCCATGCCAACTAAATCTAAGAAAAAGGGAGCCATGAAAGGCTGTACTATTGGCAATGGTTGCAAAAGTAAGGCAGGAGGCCTTACCGCCAAGGGCAGACGTATGATTAACCGTAAGACTGGTTCTAAACTCAAAGCTCCGCAACCCGGAGGAGGATCTAGAAAGAAAAGTTATTGTGCTAGATCAGCCGGTCAAATGAAAAAGTTTCCCAAAGCTGCTAAAGACCCAAATAGCAGATTGCGTAAAGCACGCAGAAGGTGGAAGTGCTAATGGCTAAAAAGAAAAAAGCAAAGCGTGATGCTTGTTACAATAAAGTTAAGAGCCGTTACACCAAATGGCCTAGTGCATATGCTTCTGGAGCTTTAGTTAAGTGCCGCAAGGTTGGTGCTAAAAACTGGGGCAATAAATCTAAGAGGAAAAAGTAATGGCTAAAGAAGGTCTAAAGAAATGGTTTGGTCGCAACAAGGGTAAGGGTTGGGTCGACTGTAAGACTGGTAAGCCATGTGGTAGAAAGTCTGCTAAGGGCGGCAGCAAGCGACCTTACCCCGCTTGCCGACCAACCAAGGCGCAGTGCAATTCTAGAAAGAAACTTAAAAAGGGTCCGGCTAGAATTTCTTGGAAAAAGAAAGGAAAAAAATAATGCCATACGGAAAAGGAACATACGGAAGCAAAAGAGGAAGACCACCTAAGAAAGCTGGTGCAAAGCCTGCTGCTAAGGGTAGTGGTGCTAAACTTCGTAAAAGAGCTGATGAAATGAAGAAGCGTGGTGTACGCGGTATGATGGGAAAACGAGGCCGATGAGGTCACACAACCCTAAAGAATATGCAAAAAAACACACGGGCTTAAAGCCTGATAGTTCTAAGGCGACTCGCAAGAAGAAGCGAACTATCGCAAAGGAGAAAAAATTAAATGGAAGTAAACGAAACACCTGAACAATCCACAGAGGGGACTCAGGTAGGTAATGATATTGTTATGCCTGCTGAACCAACTGAAGATCCTGTAGTTACAAACGAACGCGCGGCGTTTGTAAGGTATGTAAAAGAACAGGGCGAATCAATCCCAGCTAATTTTAAATCAGCAGAAGATTGGTTTAATTCTTTGAAGCAGGCGCAAGGCGAATATACAAAGTCTCGGCAAGAGATTGCTGAGTTAAAGAAAAATTATAATGAAACAGCGGTTAGTAATCCAAATTATGACCCGCAGGCTGAAAGACAACCAGCAGCAGAGCCTGTTGTTGAGGACGTTAGTGACGTTCCTGAGGAACTTCAGATAACCAAGCCAGCAGAGCCAGAGTATGGTTCTGTAGGAGCCGAAGACTGGACTCGGTGGGGCAAGGAGATTGATCAAAGTGGTGATCTATCTGAAGCTACAAAGAAGGAAGTTGCTAAAAGACTTAACGCAGATCCTATTGTTGTTGAACAAATGGTTCGTGGCAGACAAGCAATGCAGAAGCAAGCATTTGACTCGTCCGCTTCGGTTGTCGGCGGTGCGGATAATCTAAAAAGGATTCTAAAGTGGGCCGGTGAAAACTTACCGGCTGAAGAGATTAGTGCTATGAACCAAGGATTGCAGGGTCCAGCCTCGCAATCTATTCTTATGGGTCTTCAGGCACGCTTTCAGTCGAGTACCGCCACTCAGGAAACTCAACCTGAGCCTGCTGTTTCTACACCTAATGCCATGACAGGCAAGCCAGCTAAGCCCGGACCAGAAGCTCAAGCTTTTGTTTCGGAATTAGAAATGAAAGCGGCTATTGCAGATCCTCGGTATCGTACCGACCCCGCTTTCCGGCAAGCAGTTGAGCAAAGAATTGTTCTTTCTCATCAACATGGCTATAAAGGTCGATGACCCTAACAATCCCTTGAGAGGGGACTAGGATAATCACACCTAAAGTTTTTATTTTTAATTAACTAACTTAAGGAGATTATTCAATGGCTAATGAAGCTTATCCATTAGATACTAACGGAACTGGTTGGATTACTGGCGGCACAGCCCCCGGTGCAAACTCTGGTGCAGCAGTAGGCCAATATGGCAATGCTGCGGCTAGTAATGAGAATTACTGGCTTCCTATTTGGTCTGGCGAAGTACTCAATGCTTACGACCAGTACAACATTTTTGAACCACTAGTTACTACTAGAGCTATTACTTCTGGCACTACCATGCGATTCCCAATCACTGGTACTGTTGGTCATAAGGCTCAGTGGAAAGCTGGTGAAGAACTCGTCGGGTCCAGCACTATTTCTGAGCCCCGTTGGTTCGACATCTCGCTTGATTCGCGGCCTATGGCTTCGTTCTTTGAGCTAGATGATGTTTCTCTCATGCTAACTCAGTGGGAATACCGATCCGAGCTTGCTCGTCAAGCCGGTCTGTCTCTCGCTAATGCAAGAGATAAGCAGATTGCAGCTATGATTGCACAGGGTGCTTTCATGGATGCTCGTTCACCTGCTGTAAGCAAGGGTGGTAACTTTGCTGGTGCTCATGATGATGTAACTACTGACCTTTCAGCAAGTTCATTTGATATGGAAGCGTCCGCTACTTTCAACTACCTTGGCTTTGGCAGTGCTGCCTACAGCAACCAGCGTGCAAACGCAGCCCTTAAACTACTAGAGTATATCGAAAGATATATGGTAAGACTACAAGAAATTGATGGTCCTACTGAAGGTGTTTATGTTGCTGTTACTCCTCAAGCTTTCCAAGACATTCGTGCTCTTGGTATTGCTAGAGAGAACTCTACTATTGGTAATGCTCCAGCTAATGTAGGCAACCTACAGCCTATGTTTGGTGGCGTTGCAGCAGCTGGTGGTCTTGGTGCTCCTTACACTACAGGTATGAATGCTCTTACAGATTCACTTACCTACATGGGTGCTACCATCCTTAAGACCAACCACATTCCAACTGCAACTGTAGAGCTTGGTGGAACAAACCACTCAGTAGTTTCTTCGGATATTGCTGGTATTCGTGATGACCTTGATAACGTTATTCTTGATCCTACTGGCGCCACTAAGTTCGCTGGTGGTCAGGCTGCACTTACTAAGGTTACTGATCTTGGTGATGCTAAGTATGACTTTGACTTCATGCAGCTTCGCAAGATTAGCGATACCAACTCGTTCGATGCAATGTTCCCAGTTAAGGCTCTTATCTGGCAACAAGATGCTGTCGCATCCCTCAGCCTTCAAGGTATGAAGGTCGATACTGTACAAGATGTACGTCGTAACACTCAGTTCACCGTGGCTTCGGTCATGCGTGGTGCTGGTGTTCTACGTCCAGAACTATGTGCAGCTATCTGTGGCTTCGGCGACGATGCCTAATTTTAACTGAGCTTCGCTATCTCAGGACGGCCTTGGGGGGAGAAATCCCCCCGAGGTCTTTTTTTATTAGAGGGGAGGTTGTAATGGAAGAACAACAATTTGAGTGTGATTGTCAAAAAAAAGAACTACAACAAGTTAAAAATGATTTACATAAATGCAGAACAAGTGGACAAGCTAAAGACAAGAAAATTCAAAAACTAGATAAAAAGGTGTTTATTCTTACAGCCGTTTGTATTGGTATTGGTGCAATAGCTGGCAAGGAAGCTTTAGATTCTATAGCTGAGTGGCTAGGAACTATTGGTGAAATAAAAACTGGAGTAGATAATCTACGAACTATGTTGTTTATCCCATCTCCCGGTGCATTAGCACTGTTTCCTATTGCATTGTTATGTAATAGACGCAGGCGAAGATAAGGAGAATATAATGAGTGAAAATCCTCTACAAAAAAAGTCCCAAGGACTTGGTGATACAGTTGAAAAAATTGCTTACATTGCTTCTTTAGGTAAGCTTACTAGTAATCCAAAGGCTGGCAAGAAAGACTGTGGATGCAGCAAACGCAAGAAAGCTTTAAATAATAAAGCACCCTATAAAAAGGAGAACTAATTATGGGACAGTATTCCAAACTAGATGCAATTAACCATATGTTACTTATGTCTGGAGAGCATATCGCTAACCATTTGGAAAATGATTCTGGTGTGGATACTAGTGTTGCTGAGCATATCCTTGAAGAAACCATTGTATCTTATGTAATGCGTGGGGTTGTAAATAACTGTTATTATAAAAAATATTTACCCGACTCAAACGGTAATATCTATTTGCCATCAGGCACGGTACACGCTGAGCTAGCAGAAGATATTTATTCTACCGATCAAGAACAATATATTCTTGCAAGCTACAAGGGTAGTCCTCCTTATTTGTTTAATGTTACAGATAACTCAAGTGACTGGACAGGGTTGGGCGGCAGTGATGGTGTTAGAATCAAGCTTGTAGTTAACCTTGAGTTTTCAGATATTGAGACACCAATGCAGCGTGCAATTATGTCCGGTGCAGCCAGAGACTATCAGATGATTAGTCAAGGGGATCCAAGAGTTGATCAATACTTAGCACAAAGAGAAGCAATTTACTCTGCCAAGGGTAAGGGTGCTGATGTCCATCAAAAGAGAAGAAGCTTTTTGAATGGTGATGTTGGTACTCGATTAGCAAGCACGCGAAACTTTGATTTCCGTGGGCCTAGTAGGAGGTATAGAAAGTAATGCCAACCACAAAGATTCAAATTCCTACATTTAATGGGGGCGTTTCTCGAAGAGAATCGTCCAAGCGTTTGCCTCAAGAGGTACAGGAGGCGGATAATGTTGTCTTAACTGTGGAGAGATCAGCAGAAAAAAGACCACCAATGACGCACATTAAAACAGGGGTTGAAGGAGATTACTTAAATGTTCCTAATGTATTAGGCGGAACTCCTCCTGAAGAATCTGGGATTACTAACCCACTAGACTACTACAACAACGACAACTTATTCTTTCATTTTATTGATGTTGATGGTGTAAATAGATATTGTATTGTTATTAATCGTGCTGTAGAATTTACCAACTTAGTTGTTAGAGTTTTTCGTATTGAACCTACAGAATGGGTAGAAGAAGAGTTTGATCGTCTTTCATTTGATAGAGGAATGTTAGAGTATTTACTCCATTCTAATCTTAAAACAGACGGAAGCGATGTATTAGCCGATATCATGGGCAGCGTAAGCTTTGGTGCAGGTGCTATCTTTTACAACAAAAAGAAAAAACTTGCATTCCTTCCTGACAACTCTGGAAAAGTAAAAGAACTAGGCGCAGCAGATAACTGGGGAAATTCAGACGGCGAGGTGGTTGGTTTTAAAGAACCACACCCCGGATATATTCATGCTGGTGATAAGATGAACTACAAAACAGCTGATATGTTTTTTGTAGACGATGGTGGTAATCCAGCTAATGGCGGAGATGGACAAGTAAGATTACCAGATGCTTCTGAAGAAGACAGAGAACTAAAACCTTACGAACTTAGCAAAGATTCTGATGGGATATATTCAGCATGGATCTCGACTGTTGCCTCCCCAGATGGTGGAGGATACAAAAACGTATCTGCGGATATTGAATCTAGAGTAAACTCTTTTTCACTAGAAGCATATGAGGTAGGCCACTCTCTTGAAAACTTTTCAGACATTCCATTGCCCCCAGCTGCTGATGACACAGGATCACATAATGGTTGGAAAGCAAGTGCTGCACTAAAACACCTATATCATCGTAATGAATCTGGTATCCCCAATACAGACGCAACATCTGCGGCAAAAGCATCTGGAAGCGTTACGTTTACCGATGGTCAAGCAGTAACAACTAATAATGTAATTGTTATTAGAAACTCGTTGCACCCCACCCAAGAATATTGGAAATTTATTTTTAAAACCGATCTTAACCACGATACAACTCCTTTGCAAGATGCTGAGGGTCGATATATTGTTGGTCTTAATGGTGCAGGAACTACCGCTTCAACTATTGCTACTAGATTTCAACAAATAGTGCAAGCTGTTAATCCTTCTCTTAGAGTTACCGCAGCAGTTGATACTGTTGACAACACAAAAGTTAATTTAAATTGGGATGTTCACGGAACCTTTGCAAATAAACCAATTGAATTACAAACTTCAGCTGGAGTAACTACAACAGATTCTGCTATTACTATTGTAGGTTTTCTTGGGGCAGCTGATGCTCCTGATTTTGGATATTTAACCAGCCCCTTTAGTGATATTAGAAACCCAGATTCTATTTATCAATACCCTAATGCAAATGATTTTGGTAGGGGAGAGATCTACCATACCAGAGATCCTTTCTTTACCTTCAGTGCTGGGTTCTATCGGGTTGTCTCTAACTCTGAAGGGGGTCAGCCTTACTTTCAAAGAGTACGAGCAGAAGATAAAGACTCTGTAATTGATCACCGAACAATGCCGGTTATGATTAGAAAGTCTTCTTCTGATGGTAAGTGGAGAATTAGTTATGCTCCGCTTAAGCCAAAAGATAGTGGATCTTCAATTAATAACCCCGGACCATCTGGAATTAAAAGCGGAGAAACAATTAAAGCCATGGACTTTTGGAAAGGCAGGCTTTGGATTGCTACAGATACAACAATCTTTTCATCTAGAGTAAACGATTATTTTAATTACTTTATTGATGATATTCAAAACATTACAGATGCAGATCCTATTGACCTGTCTGTTAACACAGGCCAGTTTAATAGGGTACAAAGTTTAACAGCATACCAAAACTTTTTGTTTATTACTACAAGAAGTGGTACGCAGTTTGAGATTCGAGGTTCTGCTACACAAGCAGGCAATGTTTCTCCTACTAGTGTAGAGCTAAGATCTACTTCGTTTTACTCATCAGCATCTACTGCCAATCCTGTTAAAATGGGAAACAACATTTATTTCTTTGATGAAGAAAAATTGTTTTTATACAGTGGAACTGATGCATTTGGTAATGAATACTCTACTGCTTACGAGCTTTCGCAACACTGTCGAGGATACTTACCTGTAAACTTTCAAGAAGTTACTGCAATCCCATCTTACAACAGCATTGTTATGGTAGATAGGGATAGTAAAAATGAAATGTATATCTATACTACTAAGACAAACGGACAGCAGCTTGTTCAAAATGCTTTTTATAAGTGGACTCTTGATTCTACTGATTCCGTGCTTGCAGTGCAGGGATATGAAGATGGTGTTTATATAGTGGTGAAAAGAACAAATGGTGTGACTCCTAAAATCTATGCGTATTACGCTTCATTTGAGCCTGTCACCCTCGCCACTCCACTACTAGATAGGCTCCATAAAGTAGAAACAAGCGAAATTACCTATGATGCTGAATCAAACTACACTACAGTTACTTTACCTTACTATGACCCCAATGCTAAAGAGGCCGTGCTTGCAGACGATTGGTCTACGGACAGACGATACTCAAGACACTTTGCCGTTGCTGTAGCAACAGAGCAATATGATGGGCATTTTATTACAAAGCTTACATTCCAAGGTAATTTAGCAACCGAAAGAACTGGGGCTGGTGTGTTTACAGCAAGACGCATGTGGGTAGGCAGGCCATATATCATGAATCTAGAGCTTTCTACACTACATGTTAGAGGCCAAGATAATGTTGCTGTCCCCGGTGTTCTTAATCTTAAACGACTAACAACAAGACACAGAAACACAGGCCAATATGACGTAGAAGTACAAAGGTACACAAGAACAGCTAGTTCAGTAAGAAGTGAGGCATTTTCTTTTAATGACACAACGGATCTTTTAGGAAGTTTGAGGATTGAAACTGAGGGTGAACTGCTATCTAAAGTCTTGGGCTATGCAGATTCCACTAAAATTAATATTAAAAGTGATTATCCTACTCCCTGCAATATTACCAATGTAGAAGTTATTGGTAACTTTAGAAGTGGCAACACTAGCATTCAAAAATAAGGAGACAAACCTATGGCTAACTGGATTAGATCGCCCAAGCAAAGATGGTTTGTCAACTCTCGTTGGGTAGACTATGCTTTTGAAAATGCAAAAGAAACAAAATCCCAATGGAACAGCTACTACGGAACAAATAATAAAATTTTTAATAGCAAGGGATTAGATTCTGACAACCCCGGATATCGTTCTTCTTTTGGAGGAGCACAATGCGGGCTGTGTGAACTTGTTCAAAACTGTGGTTGGACCGAAAACCTTCAGCAATTGTTATGTAAGTTTGCTCAATACTATAATACTGGTTGTACTGAGGAAGATACTAATTGTGGTGCGTGCGGAGAAGACCAGACATGTTGTATTCGGCGAGGCGCAGAAGAAGTTTGTACATCGGTAAACAACAACGGATGTCAACCGTTTTGGCCTTGTGATGTTCCTTGCATAACTGATGAGGAATATCCAGTTTGTCTTTTGTGTAATGATGGAAATCCTTGTGAGTCAAATTTACCGGGAGAATATGTATTAAGTATTTATGGAACATTTGTTGAAGCTGGTCATCCAGATGCTTTATGCGATCCTTGTGCTGGAGACTGTGGAGACTTTGTTCCGTGTCCCTGTGGTGGAGGACAAGCTCCTCCTCCCGGTGCAGGTACTTGTTCTTTTGTAGGCGCAGATGATTCCTGTCCTGCTGTTTGTTGTGTCCCCGGTGAAGAGGGCTGTACAGAATGCCCTCCCGGCTCGGGCCAATGGGTTCCTGAAGATTTGTGTTGCGAGACATGTCCGCCAGATGATTGCAGTCCATTTGGTTATCCTATGCCTCCCTCTTATTGTGAAAGTTGTGAGTACTGCAATGTAGTTTTTGATGAAACACGTTGTGCAAACTGTTGTCAGTGCAGTGAAACTGGTCCTTATTTTGATTGTGTTGATTACGATGAACTATGTAACCCAGACCCCGGTCAGTGTGCTGATGTAAGTTCTAATTGTTATCAATGTGGTAGTTCTTATATTCCTATATGGTTTGAGTGTGAGGAAGTAGACCCTTGCCCTAATCCATTTAATCCCGATTGTGAAACAGGAGAAGAAATAGTGTGTTATGATTACAATACAAACGACCCTATTTATTACAATGCATCTAACTTAGGTGCAACGGTTATTATCAACCATGATAATCCATCTACTGGAGTGGCTTACTCATATGGTAACGTTGCAACCCTATGTGAAGTGCCTGATTCGTTACAGCTTTGTGTATATCTGGTTACATCTGGTGGAGAGAAAACCCAGTTAACCTTTAATACAGACTTCACAATCAATGAGACAGCAGCCACTGTAACTCTTCTAAGCCATGTGAGCGTATCGGGATTCGCTCAGCTAAGATTTGAGCGATGCAGTGATGATAAGAAAATGTTCCTTACCTTCTCCGAAGGAGCAAAACTAAGTGCTACTGATATTAACGCTTCGCTTCACCAACTTCTGTTCTTGATCCAAGAAAAAGAATTTGCAGCAAACGAATATATGCAGGTTCAAAATGCTGCCTCTGTTAAAGCAGCAATTACCTTTAGCTTGCAGTCTACTAAAGTCTCTGCATCGTGTGCGAACAATGTTATTGATACAGCAGGTGTACTAGCAGCAAGTGTAGACGAGAGTCTTACCTTTACGCTCCCATCTAGTGCAGGTGGTCAGGGTACAACTACTATTCTATTAGACGAAGATCAAGACACCTCGCCAGCAGCAGGTACTAATACTATTGCTATTGGTGTGCGTGGAGCAGCAGCTACAACTACGTTGACTGTTGCTGATGGTGATGCTAATGTAACTTGTGCTGAGCTAGATGAAATAACTTTAATTTCTACAGATGGTACTACTAGAAAATATGTTATTGTAGATAATGCTAACACAGGTGGCAGCACACCCACAGGTAAAGTATTGGCTCAAGGTGATGATTATGGTAGCGGAACCCTTGGTTCGTTAGCTCCTCAAATTGGTGGCATCGCTGTTGCGGTTAATATTGCATCGTCCACCGCTACACAAAACTTTTTATTAACTCAACTAAAAGCAGCTATTGAAGGTTCTACTGGTCACAATGGAAAGATTACCGTTAGTGCTGTTCCCGGTCAGGCAAATGGAAACCAAGCCATTACCCTTACTCAAGCTGTAGCTGGATCAAATGGTAATACAGCGGTTGCTCAGGGTGGTGGAAGTGCTGCTATTAATGACTTGACATCTTCAAACTTTACAGGCGGTGGACTAACTGATGCTGACGTTAGAGATCTTCTTGTTAAAGCAATTAATAATGTTGCTGATTCAAAGATTGCGTCTGCTACCAGCGGCAATGGACAAAATGGTGTAACTGGTATTACCGCATCTAACGGAACATCTAGTACACAAATCAACCTTACTGCTACTAATGCAGGACACGCTACCAATGCTACTGATGTTGTTGTTGATGTTGGTACTAATGGTGTAGAAATGGTAAGCGTATCCAGTGCAACTGATAATGACTTTAGAGGGGGTAAGGACTTTACAACCTCTGAGTTTGATGGGTTTACTTTTACCCTTAAAGCATTAGAAACAAATGGCTCAAACGTTTCAAAAACTTATGTCTTTGATGATGACAACGCAGGAGCAACTGGGTCGTTAGATGGCAGCAACGTTCGTATTCAGCTACATAACTTATCTCAAATGTCCGAACTCACCGCTGAGATTGAAAAAGCTATTATCAATACTGGTCACACTAACGGACATGGCACAAAACTAACCACAAGTAGAGTAACAAATACCTTACCCCTAGACAAAATTATTGTTAAGCAGTCTGTACCCGGAGTTGCTGGTAACTATACCTCCCTTGCTCACAGCGTAGAACTTAACGCAAGAATGTTCCAAGGCGTTAGCGTATGGAGCTTCCAGTATGGGCAAGATTATAACACTAACGATCCAATCATTACGTTTGATCCTCCTACCTCTTTGCCTGTTAACTTCGATTTATCTACTACTAACCAACACGATGTATTAACTTGGGATGGTCAGGGTAGCTTTGTTGGTACAGATCCCTCGGTTGTTGCGGGCAATATGCAACTAGATAATATTTCAAACGTAGACTTTACCTCAACTTCTACTGGTGATGTATTATATTATAGTGGAGACAAATGGGTTAACTCTGATTTTGCTTCTCTAGTGAATAGCGTTGTTAATGTATTTGACTTTACTGATTGGGTATCATATAACACCTCCGTTGAAGGAAAGTTAGATGACTATTACTATCCTCAAGGTGATGCGTTTGTTGATACTAAATGGGGCAACTCAGATCCTAATGTATTAAACGTACCTAAGGATCTTGTTCCTAATGCTATTACATCCTTTGGTCTTGGTTACTATGCAGCTGAACAACAAATTACAGATCAAGTAGCTTCCGCTAATACAACTAGTGCAATTCAAACCTTTGTGACTAGTAAAATTAATGCAATTGGATCATCGGGTGGCGAGGTTAAAGCTAGCCTTAGGTGGGAAATCGGTAGGGGAGAAGGTAGAGCGATTGCTGGCCTTGCTACTTCGTTTGATTATCCAAGAGCATTCTTTGATATTGAACATTTTGATACTCTTGACCATGGAGTTGCTGGTAGTGTTCTAGATGATGATAGTGATCTACCAAGATCTGATCACAGTGACATTGCATATTTTAGAAACTGGTCAACATCTGTTGGTATAGGAGCTAAGTGTAAAATTTATACAGAAAAAATTGACTCATTTAAATTCAATGGGTCTAGATCTCAAGCATTCCCACTGGGTCCACAGAATACAAGTACTGGAAAGCCTTCGGCGGACAGGTATTTAACATCTCTTAGAAGCATTATTACCAAAAACAACTGGGGAACTGCACTAGGATATACAGAAAAACACCCCCTTACTGACTATCCAAACGTAGAGGATACTGGTGGAACAACTAGTTATCTTAAGTTTATGGGAAGCGATGAAATTATTTATGGCTCATATGCTTATGACGCAACAAGCGGCAGTGCTGTTAATGTCCCATCTGTAGTTACATATTACCTGTCCCACCTATGGGATGCAACAACTGGAGCACCCAGTCATATTGTTTGGCAGGGTAATATGGAAGGATTGGGAGCTATTACTGACAGTTCTAATTATAGTTATGGCATTCCAACTACTACAAGAACCTATCTTGAAAGCGATGCTGGAAAGAACTGGTACTATTGGCGGTGGCATGTAACAGGTTTTGATAATGATACTAGTGGAAGTGGTTCAGCTAACCAAGTTAATAAGTATGAACACCTAAGTTATTACAATCCATTTGATCCTAGTAAGACATCTCTTCATGGTACTGGTGACTCGTCTGACGATAATGAAAAGTATACTATTTTACCTGCAAGTGGAACATGGTCTAATGCTGCTTCTGGTATTGATTTTAATAATGATGATCCAGATGTTAGTGCTGCTAAGGGTGGATCATATTCAATTAAGATTGATGCTAACACGGTCTTCTCTAGTTTAGAACCATACATTGGGGATGTATATGATGAATATGTCTTTGTTGTTGGCTTGGATGCAGGAGCAAGAACTACACCTTCAGATACTACATCTGGCGGTGCTCAAAACTGTACAGACTCTAGGTGTTATGAGGTTGTTGCTAAAATTGAAAAATATACTGATGGTTGCACTGATGGTGAATTAGATTGTGTTCGGATTGGTAGTGGAGGCACAAACTCAAATGCTGGTGGCGATGGTTACCATGTTTACCCAACAGACTTTAATGCTGATGTTGTTAAAGCATGGGACAACTATCCATACCACAAACTAGATGTAGAGATTAGAAACAAAACCGGCTCTGCATTTGACCTAGTTCTTAAAGTTCCACGAATGAAACGCATTGGTTATTTAGATGTTCATAAATCTATGACTACTAGTGGTGGTAGCCCTGATGTAAACTTTAGGCAACTTGCTCTTGATTGGTTAGCAGATTATGATCCTACTGATTGGGATGACACTACTGCTAACGCCCCAATCCCCGAAGATGCTGGAGCAAGTAGTGCATCTAACCTGCCTCCAGAGTTACAAGACATGAAGCTTAATCGTGATGTAGATGATGGATCTGCCGCAGCGTTTAGTTTAGAGACAGCAGTACAGTTCTTGCGACTAGGAATTCCTGCTAATATTCGTGTTAGCTTATATACTGTTGCTACCCCGCAATCAGCTTTGTTTGCAGAATAAGGAGGAATATAAATGTCTATTGAAAAAACTTATACTGTAAATACATATGAAGTCTTTGCGGTAAGCTGGTCTGGTCATATTGCTACTATCCCAGAACTTGGTATTTCACAGTTGCGTTTCTTTTACAGATCACTTCTAAGTACTACTTGGATTGAAATTACTAAGTCTTCTTTTGAAAGAACTTATCAATCTACCAATCAATCTGTAGATCTTACAAACGCTACGACCACAATTGATGGGGCTGAGGTTCCTGTTAACCTAAGCAAAGCTACGCATGAAGTTAGAATACTTAGAGATACCAGTAAACTTCTTTACATTACCTTCCAAGAAGGAAGCAAGCTTAGCAGCAAAGATCTTAATTCGGTTAACTTGCAACCAATCCATTTAGTCGAGGAAGAGGAAAGCGAAAGGGCTGTAGCAGACACAGCTATTTATACTCATATTGCTCAAGAGCTAGGCGGATACTATACCAAAGAACAGATTGATGGCTTCTTTGGTGGGCTTACGTTGCCCAACTGGTCGGCAGGAAGAACGTATATTGTTGGCGATACTGTATTACACGACGATCCAAACACAGCAGCCTCAACATTGTTGATCTGGTATTGTGGTATTGATCATACAAGCACAGCAGCTGACGCTCCTTCTGCCACTGGTGTTGGTGCAAGCTTTTGGACTAACGTAGCACCAGATACTACCCTTGACAATCTTAACTATATTAGAAAACTACCCGGATTAAACAACACTCCCGGCGATTGGAACACTATTACGCCACAAACTGCGGACGCAAAGGGGTTAATTTTTAAACCTGAAGCAGGGTTCTTAGGAGACTTAACTCAATACTTCACAAGCATTGGAACTTTAGTAGGTGGTGTGAAATCAAAGTCTAGCAACATATTAGAATTTACTATGGGAACTAGGTTTAATCTTGTAACAGAATCTGAAACAAACTTAGCCAGTAAGATTGGTAAAGTATATATTGGTTATGATACTGTTGATACCCTGTCTGCTTCAGGAGCTAAGCTATCTGTTAGAAGCACTACTCCTAGCGGCACTGCTTTTAGGTGTATCCGTAGTGGTGCGACAGATGATGTTTTAGGAAGCAATATTCTTTTAAATGTTGATGATGATGGTGTGACTGCTTATGATTCTTTTGCTGCATTAAAAGGACAGGATGTAGAAAATACAGCAACAACAATTTCATCTAAAAGAATTGAAATTGGAGCCACTAGTAAAGGTTGTGTGGGTTCGTATACAGGAGTTCAAGGTGGAACTTTAGGGAGCGGGTTTTTAATTGGTGAATTAGATATACCAAACCAAGCTGGACAGGCAAGCACATACTTAGATCAAAACATACGAATGTATCGTGATGTAGATGTTGGCACAGCTACGGGAACTCCTTGTGTATATACTTCTAGGATTACCTTAGATGCAGGAAACGGACAAGTTGAAGCTTTAGAGTTTAAAGATTCCACTCTAGCAAATGCCACATATCTTTCTGCTGATGCCAATGGTGTTATTCAAAAAGAAACTGGATCTATTCCAGCAACTAATAGGGTTGGTTTATCTGTCACTGGATCTAACACTACACTTGTTAATACTAATGTAGTTTATTTAGACAACACCGGGGTCTGGGCAAAGGCGGTTCGTACTGACCAAACTAAACTTGCCGTAGGTGTAATTGATGATAAGACAGGAGCAGACGGCAACCAATCGTTTACTGTTGTATTCTGCGGTCTTGTTGATGGGTTTAGTAGTCTTACTGTTGGTGATTGGTGCTGGCTATCAAACACAGCAGGAGGTATTACCCAAACTGCCCCTAGTGGTTCAGGGGATATTATTGATCCAGTCGGTATTGCTATTACCGCTACTTCTATTATGGTTATGCCCGCTAGGCCACACCAGCTTCCAACGTAAGGAGAAAATAAATGGCAAATAATGTTGACTTAATTCAAATTGTTTCTTCTGCCAGTGGTGGTGTGTCTGCCTGTTCAGATTGTAGTGATACATTCTTAGCAAAAACAAATGGTATTTTTGGCGGATATATTGCTGATGCAACAAGCAGCGAAAAAACCAAGTGGGCAGTTAGTGGTGATACAGCTACCTTTACTTTAGGCACGCTATCTTCTACAGACGTAGGTACGCTTACGGTTCAAGGTTCTACAGATGCAGATGCTATCGTATATGTCAAAAGCAATGATGGATCTAGTACATCTATTACACCCACTACAGTTACAGTAGAAAATATTGCAGGTAATCCTGTAAGTGCTTTAGGCCTTACTACCATTACGGGTAACCTAATGCCTCATGCAAACGATACTAATGATTTAGGATCTACTTCAGTAAGATGGCACAATGTTTATGCAGAAAATGTAGACCTAGACGGCACACTTTCTGTTACATCTTTAACACTGTCTAGTGACCTAACAGTTCAAGGTAACACTGTAGTTGGTGATGCCTCTAGTGATACGCTAGGGGTTACTGCAACCACAACGTTTAATACACCATTTAGTGTAGCCAGTAGTGCAGGTGCTGTTAATTTTAATAATAATAATGTTTCTACAACAGGCATTGGTACGTTTACTACGCTAAATGCAACTACAAGCACCATTGCTACTCTTGGGGTTACTAACGCTCCTAGTGCAGACACACATGCTGTTAGAAGAACCGATGTTAATGTCGGCACTGGCGTTTCTTTAACAAACATTCTACCCAAACTAACAGTAACTGGTGGTTATATTACAGCAGTAAGTGCTGCTACAGAAGCAGATTTACCAGACCATGCTGCAAGACATAGATCATCATCAAGAACAACCAGCTCTCCTGCTATAGGCACGGGAGAAGACCCTCTCCATTCTTATGAACTCGGTGCGGTAGAAAGAGCTAATGCTGTTATTAAAGGTCCATTAAAGATGACAACTAGTGCAGCATCTAACAATTATACTTATGCTAATGCTGCTAACTATTTTGTTGTAATCCCACACAACCAATCTCCTGCTGCCTCTGGGCCAGAAGGTCAGATTATTTTTAGGAGATCGCAATAATGGCTGAAGTATGTACATATGAGTTTTGGATTCGAGAAGCAGAAAACGCTGTTACTAAATGTGATTCTATTTGGATTAGAGGAAACGACGGCAGTCCTATTTCAATTGATAAAGCTTGGATTCGTACTTCTAACGGATCTCCAATGCAAATATTTCCTTGGTGTGAAGAAGATGAACCGCCATGTCAAGATATTATTTGCCCTGATGCTGGAGGATTCGAAACATGGAACAACGCAACAATTAATCCACCAAACGATAACACCGGCGGCGGTGTTCAAAGTCCATAATTAATAAAGGGGATAAAGATATGTCTGAAAAAAAAGCTGATTTAGCGTCAATTATGCAGGTACTTCAGGTGTTTGTTTTAGCTGTAGGCCTAGCCGGTGTATTTGTAAAACTAGGTGAAGGCCAAGCAGTACAAAGACAAAACACTGGACAACTTGAAGAACTTAAAGATATTGTACAAAGCCTAGTACAATCTCAAGTAGAATTTGCTGCCACTGATGCGGCCCATGCGGAGAGAATCGATGCGTTACGGACTCGCCTTGATCGTATTGAGTCTCGTTAGCGGGTGCTCAGGCGTACAAAAAATTAGTAATAGAGCCACCAACATTGGTGAAACCGCTAGATCTTCTCAAACAAGATTTGAAACTATTGAAGAAGAGGCCTCTAAAACCGAGCTTATTGATCATAGTTTAATCGTGAGCGAAGCTTCGCAAGGTGCAAAAGAGCAAGCAACTATTGTTAAATCGGTCAACGATATTATTAAAACAATCCCCAATATCGAAGACTCTGTGCCTTGGTGGGCTACGCTAATGCAATACGGATTCGTTGCTGCGGCTATCTTTGGTGTATTAGCTTTACTGTGGTATCTTGGATTAGGATATCCTATTAAGGCTTTGATGAGAAACTTCTCAAGCCTTATCCCTAGCAATAAAAAATCTGCTGCTAGGCTGTTAGTAAAAGCTAATGATTCTGAATCCAAAACTACAGTAAGGGAAATGATTGCTGTGCTGCGAGCAACTGACCCAGATTTTAACGCAGCCTATAAAAAGGAGAAGTCTAAATGAACTTTGAATCTTTCGTTGGAGCTATTTGGTTTTCTGGCTTAACTGCCGTACTTGGTTATATTGCCGGTCACATTTTTCCAATCAGCTATTTAACTGGACTATTTAAGAAATGAATAAAGTAAAACAACTAAACGAGATGCTAATGGATGCTCTCGTTCGGGATCTTCGAGATCCTGATAAATGTACACCCGGACTATATACTGTTGTTAGAGGCATTGTCAATGACAACAGAGAAGCAGCCGACAGCATTCCTTCTGAAGCTATTCAAAAAGTAGAAGAAGCAATGGCTGAGTCTGCCCCCTTTAAAATTAAGGAAGCAACATACTGATGAAACCACCTGAAGATGTCTTAAACGATTTTCGTAATCATGTGTTTTTTTGCATGAAATACTTAGGACTTGGAGAGCCAACTCCTATGCAATACGATATCGCAAGACAGCTTCAAGAGGGACCAAACGATTTCATCTTGGCGGCTGGGCGTGGCACAGGAAAGTCCACGCTCACCGCCATGTTTGCTTCGTGGTATATGCTATGTAACCACGATAAAACGGTCTTGGTTCTTTCGGCTACTCAACAAAAAGCAATTGAATTTATTTCCCAGACAAGAAGAATCTTAAGTGTTGTTCCTTATTGTAACCATATGATTCCTGACGAGCACACAAAAGACTCGGCACTGGGATTCAATCATAATGTAAGAACAACCTTTACACAGGATTTATCATGCACAGCTAGAGGAGCAACATCTCAGATTACGGGCTTGCACTCTGATCTAATTGTTTGTGATGATATTGAAATATCTACCAATACTCAAACAGCAGAAGCTAGAGAAGCACTGCTACACAAGCTAACTGAACTTGAGTCTGTTCGTAATAAAGAGTCTAGGGTTTTATTCCTTGGTACTCCTCACTCTTCAGAGTCCATATACGGCGTTCTAAAGCAAGCCTATCCGCTGGTCAAGTATCCTGCTATGATGCCTGACGCAAGCCTTCCGGGCGAATCAGAGGATGTGGCGCAGTGGATCTGGGACACAGGTAAAAATCCCGGTGAGTCTACGCAGCCTGAGAGGTTCGATACAGAAATGTTATTAGAGCGTAAGGCTAAAATTGGACCAAAGGCTTTTGCTCTTCAATACATGCTAGATACTACGTTAGCTGATATTGATAAGTATCCTCTTAAGTTGCAGGATCTTATTGTATTTGATGTAGATCTAAACCAAGCCCCCGAAAAAGTTGTATGGCAGGGACAAAACGCCAACAAAAAAATGCCTAGTTGGGGCTTGGGTGGTGATGTTATTATGGATCCCATGTATCTAGCTAAAGACTATATTCCCTATCAACACCGCCACATGGTCATCGATCCATCTGGTAGAGGAGCCGATGAGACAGCTGTATGTGTTGCATCTACAGCTGGGGCAATGATTTATATTCATGAGCTTACTGGTTGGGATGGCGGATACAATGATGCTGTTTTAGAAAAAATTGCAAAAATGTGTTTGGAATATAATGTAGGGTTGGTTCGTATTGAATCCAACTTTGGTGATGGTTTGTTCTCTAAAGTCATTACCCCTGTTCTTTTAGAAAACTGTGGAAGAATAGGCATTGAAGAATTTAAAGTTACAGGACGCAAAGAAGCTAGGATGCTAGATGTTTTAGAACCTGTTATGAGTTCTCATAGATTATGTTGGGACCGAAGAGTTGCTAAGGATGAAAAAAACCAAATGCAGATTACTCGATTAACAGACAGAAGAGGAGCACTTAGGCATGATGACCGTGTTGATGCTTTGGCTAGTGCTGTTGATTACTATAAAGAACTTATGGCTTTAAATACAGATAAGACTGTAGAAGAAAACAAACAAAAACGATGGGAAGAAACTGTCGAATCATGGGCATCTGAGTTTAGAGCAGGTGACTGGATACCACATAGTGGTGCTATTCGTGAAATTAATAAAAAGAAAACAGCCCCCCGTAAATCACAATGGGGTTGGTAAAGAAAGGAGATTACTATGCCTTTTCCATTTATGGCAGCAGCTGGAGTTACATCTATTCTTGGTGGAATCGCCGGGGGTATTGGTGAGAGCGCAGCAGCAGCTAGACGAAATAAACAAGCAATGCAAAATTGGATGCAGGGAGAAATGCAAAAGGGAATAGACAACGGCAAAGAAATCTTCAATGCTGTTTGGCAAGAAGGCCAACAGGCAAAAGTAAACCGATCAATTAACATGGGGGCCATGGCTTACGAATACAATCAAACTAAAAGAATTAATGAAGATACTATCTTCCAACAAGCAAATAACTCAAGAGCAATGGCAATGGCAATGGATGCCACCTCAACCTCTTTCGCTCAACGTGGAGTTAAGGGAGGAACATCAAGAGCATTACAGCTTCAGAATATGCTTAACGGGTTTGATGCTGTTAAAGGCATTGAAAAAAACACCCAAAGAAGTTTAGAAAATATGCAAGCTCAAGCAAGCAATATGAAAGCTAAAATACAAGGCAACGTATTTATGCCTAATTTAAAAGGTCCATCAGCAAGACCAATTATGGAAAACCCCACTATGGCAGCTGTTGGTGGAGCATTAGGTGGCGTGGCTAAAGGCCTAGCCATGTTTGGTTAAGGAGGAACTATGGCTAAACGATCTGATCAACAAATGAAACAAATGATGACTGAATTTCAAGACTCTCGTAGACAGGGTAAACCAGTTCAGATTATTCAAGCGGGACAGGTAGCACCAACACAACAACAGGTTGTGCCAGATACTGCTTTGCCTGCTGATCAATTTGTTGGAGGACGTTTCGAGATGGGGGAGTTTGCTAGACAACCCGCTAAAAGTGGAACAGAAGCTCTTACAGATGCGTTGCAAGGAATTGCTAATGATTTTGTTGAGGGTGTAAACTATAGAGAAAAAGTAGAATCACAAGAAGAAAAAGAAGCAAGAGACAAGAAAAGAGAAAATTACGAGCAGAATGAAAAAATGTGGAGGGGTGTTGAAAACATTGCCGAGGGTCTAGCAACAGGAGAAATTACAGAATATAATTTGGGTAATGGTCCTGTCATTGTTGGAAGCAGCCTTGTAGAAAGAAGACAGGCGGCAATTAATTATCTTAGAGGCCAAGAGTTTGATGATGATGTATATGACTCTGAGGGTTGGTTAGAAAATCAAAGATTGAAGTCTATTAGACTACGAGAAGATTCTCTTAGAACAGCCACAAATGAGGCTAGGACAACAGAAGACAGAGAAGAACGAGAAAGCCTGCAAGATTTTGCAGCAAAATATGATGCTACAATTTCTGGTTATAATACAGCAGATAAAGTAGAACTATTAGAAGAGTTTGGAAAAGAAGAATATTCTTCCGGCGTAACTAATGAAACCAAAGCAACCGAGATTATGGCAGAAATTGCAAACGGTAGCTTAGAGTTTAATGACATGTCACCCCAAGATCAAGCACTTCTTTTAAAATTTCAAGAACTAAGACAAGGTGCTAATCAACAATCTTCTACAGAAATTGAAAGCGGTATGTTAGCATTAGGTAATAACTCACTTACTCAACTAAATGCATGGGCAGCAAATAATGCTGGTGATGATGCAATGGAAGATGAGTGGGAAGAAAGTTTAAGTCCTGAGGTAAAAAAAGCTTGGTCTGATTTTACAGCTAAACCAAATGTCACTACTTTAGGTGTGTTCTTAAAAGCACAATATACAGAAGGGGCTATGGTTGATGCTAATGGTGATAAAATACCATTAAGTTCAGAACAAAAAAGACTTATTAGCAGAACAGTACAAAAACTAAAAGGTTCACAAGATGCTCTTTTTATTGTTAGGGGTTATACCGAACGACTTACTAAGGGAAATAACGACGCTAGAAAAGCTAGGGCTGTTACTGCTAGACAAAGAAACGACAACGTAGGTGGTATTGTATATGGGATTATTAATGACAAGTCTAACAGAGATGGCATTGAGACTATTTTAAGAGGGGAGTTCAATGCCGCAATGGATCAAGGTGTAGATGGACTAATAGATTACTTGCCCACCCTGTCGGCTAAAACCATTACTACCATGTCTGATGAAAATGCTAAAAATATTTTCCTCGCACAACTTGCAGAACATCCTGCTTTTTCGGGTGTTATTCTACCTACTGGTCAATGGAATCAAAGTTTAAATAATGGAGAAGGTGGTTGGGAGTTTCCTAAAGATGGACCTAAGTTTAAAATTTCAAACCCAGAAGAGTTTGATGATGTAATGTTTAGGGTTGCATTCCAAGGACAAAAAGCCCAACAACGAATTGGACAGTTTGTACGAAACACTAGAGAGTCTGCACAAAACGCTTTAAATAGCGGAGAACTTGGTGGCGAAAGGCTTTCAGCTAATGGAGCAGAAGTCCCATTAGTTATGACACAATATATGATTGAGCAAATTGCTTCTGAGTTTGGAATGAATGAAGAGGAATTAAATAAAGCTGTCTCTTCTCTTAGTGTTGTTGATAAAGATGGCAATTTAATTGATAACCAAGGCAACATCATTAAAGAGAATGCAACAGAACAGGACAGAAATTTATATGGTTTAGCTGTTTTAGATCCCGGTATTTTTGCTGCTGAGGCTAATAAATACTTTGATACAAGCATTGATTTTACAACCTTAGATAAAGAAGCTTTGCAAAAACTTGGAAGCAAAGAAGCTTTTGTTTTACAACAGCTACAAATGTTTGCTACAGGTGCGCCTACTTCTGCACAGACAGCGGGACGAGGAAGAGGAGAACTATCTTCAAATTCTGATAAGGCAGGATTCATAACTGGATTAGCTAACCCAACAACCAATGTTGTAAACGGACACAATGCACTTGCTAACAGTGATCCAGAAGATTTTAATTTTGATGATCCAGATGTTGTAAGAACCGCTCAGTTTGTAACAAACCAAATTAATAATAGAAAGTATAATGAGTGGCTAGAGTCTGATGAAGGTAAGGCCGCAACCAAAGAAGAAAGAAAAGCAAAGAAAAGAGAGATGTCTTTTATTCCTGTTGTGCCTGATTTTGTTCCAGAAGAAATAGGAACACTGCCCGCTAGAAGGGGCAGTATGCCTTATGTAACAAAGCCAGCCATTCAATCAGATATTGACATTTGGGCTGCAAAAACAAACAATGATGCAGGAGAAACTATAGTTACTCCTCAAATGGTAGAAAACCTTAAAACATATTATAGAGAACAAAACGGGATGCGAACAGCCTTAAGTGAGTTTGCAGATTCTAAATTTGGAAGAACAATTAGACAAGCACAATCAGATCTTAAGCAGGGAGACACAGGCATCACAACTCTTGAGCAACAAATTCCTTGGGACAACGCAACACCAGTAAACCTATCTGGACCCCTAGAAATTAATGGAGAATACAGGGGTATGGAAGATTATCAAAACCTTGAGTTTGCTATGCAAAGAGATAGCGAAGGTAATATTCTTATGGATGCAAACGGAAATGCTTTGAATCCTGTTGATGCTAATAGACTTTGGAGTAGAGCCGGATACTTTATGAGAGGGCGTGCGGCATACAATGCTAATCGAAGTGGATTCCTTGCAACAGAACAAGGACAAGACTGGAAAACTTTTGTTCAATCTACTGGTCAACAGTTAGCAAGAGATGCCGAAGTGTTGTCTAATTATGCTAAATCTGGTAGTAATGAAATAACACCAGAAATTACAGAAGCATCTATTCGTTTTGCTTTTTATTCTTCGTGGCTAGAAACAATGGTAAGAGACACCTCTAGCCCATATGGCGGCATGTTTAGTCCTACAGGATTATCAGATTTTGATTTTGGAAGAGGAGCAAGCGGTGTTGCGGAGGCAGTAATCTTTGGTGCAAAAAACAAAGGGCTAAGATCTATTTTGTTTGCTGATACTGTAATACACAATGCAAACTCTTTAACCAACACAGAACAATTTCATCTCTTGTCTTACTCAATGTTTGACCAATCGGGAGTTGCATCTCTTCCTACTGAAAGCAAAGGAAACACATTAGGAGAACGAATTGTATATCTTCCAAAATTTACTCAACCTTCTACAGGAACTGCTAGACCATACGATACTGCAAAAAAAAGAGTAAACCTTATTTTGTCTGATCTTGTAAGCTTTACTGGTGTAGGAATAACCGCTGAAGCATTATTAGAAGAACTAGAAGTTCAATCTTTACGACCAAAACTTTTAGCAGTTGGCATGAGCACAGAAAATGTCGATAGTATTGTTAACCATAACAAAGGTGAAGAACATGATTTTATTGTTTCATATGGTGGAGAAGATAAGCTTTATAGTGATTTAACTGTAGAGCAAAAAATTGAATATAATTTAGCGACCCTTCAAGCCCTAACTCTTGCTTCTCCCAGAGCAACACAAAATGTTCAAAACCATCAGGCTAGAGCAATAGATAGAATGGGAAGAATGTTAGACGGTATGCCGGAAGTAAGACAGGCTTGGTTTGGTACTGAT